ATTGGCGTTGGTAAACTCGGCCAAAATAATCACTCCTTTCAAAATACAGCGGCGGGACTATTGCCCCGCCGCGTTGGTGTCAGTATCAGCACGGGGCTGACCATTTTGTTGACGTCAACAAAATCGCCAACAAAAAGCTATGCTATGCAGTTGTCAGCAGCCGCAGCAGCCGGTATAACTGCCGCTTGCCCACGGGTTGCAGGAAGCATACGCCGGGATGGGTGTGGGGCGCAGCTGGGAGATCAGGTAGTTGTTCTGCGCAGCCTGAGATGCCTGCAAACGCAGCTCCTGATTGGCGCTCTGAAGATCCTGCAGCTTGCTCTGCGTCAGGAAGTCCAAGATCGCACGGGAATTGGCGTTCGCGTTTTCTACGATGTCCCGAGCCGCCGTCTGCACGGTGTTGCGGGTGTCGCAGGCCTGCGTCGCCATGTCGTACCGCACCTGGGCGATAGCCGCCCGGTTCTCGCAGCAGCACTCCTGGTTCTGCATCTGCATGGCGTTGAGCTGCTGCATCAGCGCCGCCTGCTGGTTTGCGCGGGACAGCTCCGCCGTAGCAAAGCCGCCATTGATAGAGTTGTTCAGGGCAAACGTGGAATCGCAGATGCCGTTATTCACCGCGTCCAGCTTGCGCTCAACGGTGGCGAAGTCAGAGGCCAGCACATAACCGTCCATCACACTGCCGTTGTTGTTGCCGTAGCCGTTACGACCCCAGCCAAACATCAGGATGATAAACAGAATGACCCACCATCCGTTTTCTCCGCCAAAGCCGCCGAAGCCGCCGCCCATCATGCCGGTAGGGGCCACAGGCATGGTCATGGTGGGGCCGCCGTCAGTAATTGCCATTGTCGTCACTCCTTTCGGATAAAGATGTATTTCATCAAATCGTGGCCACGATATTGATCACAAAAGGTTTTGGAACTGCCGCGCCATCGCCTGTGCCTGGTTCAACTGCTCCTGCGTCAGCGCGCCGCTCTGCAGCATCTTTTCTACCTCTGCTTTCGGGTCGCCCTGAAAGCTCGTTTTGAACTGCTGAAACTTCTGCACCAGCGGTCCAAAATTCCCCAGCGGGTTCACGTTCCCGCCCATCGCCTGATAAAACGGATTACTCATCGTCCTCGTCCTCCTCCACCTTGCGTTTTTTCTTGCCCTTCATTTCGCCCACAAGAGCCGCCAGCGCGTCGAACTCTTTACGGGTCACATATTCCGGTGCGGGCGCTTTCTGCGATTCAGGCGCGTTTGCAAGCCGCTCCACAAGGTCGTAGACCTTCAGCGTCGGCTTTCCGCTGGCGTCGGCCTGCTTCAGGTACACCGTGGGCGCCGTACTGTCCCAAAGAGCCACCGCCGCATTGGGTGCCACCATCCAGCTCCGCGCCTCCTGCTCGCCGGACACCCATTGAACGCCGCTCTGCGGTATAGGGTTTTGCATCTGCGGCATCTGCTGGGGCATCATCTGCTGCTGCCGAAACTGGGCAAGGTTGTCCGGCATCGGCGGCATATAGGGGTTTCCGTAATAGGGATAGTTCATTCCTCATCCGTCCTTTCCCAAAAATACAAAGGTGTTTCGGCACCGGAATCCCACGTGTCATGCCAATCTCCGTCTATCACGCACACCACGTGGGACGCCAGCGCCAGAAGATATGTACCACGCGGGTGCTCCCTTGCGAAGTCACCCACGGAATAGCTGTCCGGGTAATCCTCCGGGATAATATGCCGCCTAAATCCCAGTTTTTTCAGGTACGCGCCCCATACATTGTTGGCACTGGGCATATCCGCCAGAGCCAGCCCCTGCATACACAGCTGCACATACGTCTCATGCCATCCCTGCCCCGTGGCCTTGCAGATAGCCCTCACCGGGCAATCTCCCACGTTTTTCCCCGCTGGGTTGGGGTTGTAGCGCACGAACATCACGACCACCTCTCTTTGATGTAAGCATACAGGGATATGCCCGTTTCAAAGTGGCGATAAAGGGGCTGAAAAGTGCGCGTAAAAAAATCAGCCAACTCTATTGCACTTTTTTATATTCCGCTGTATAATCAGGCTACACACCACTAACGCCGCCGTACCCCCTTTCGGCGGCAAATAAAAAGCCACACCTTTTCAGGTGTGGCTTTTTTCCGCGTTCAGCCCGTCTGCAATTTTTCGGTATGCCCTGCGCCGGCATCGTTTTACTACGTCCACAGACACGTTCATGCGAAATGCCTGCTCCACGCAGCTTCGCCGCCGCACATCGCACTCCGCGATGCACTGGGCTTCCTCTCGGGGTAACTCAAAAGATTGGATCCATGCGATAGCCCTCTTGGGTGCCATGCCTTGCAGCATGGCGCGGATTTCCCTGTGCTCCTGCTTCATCCTGCTTACGCAGGCCTGCGGATCGCCTTTCGGCGGGATGGTGCCATAGGATGGTTGCGCCTATCGCCCGTTACTCCTTTCGTTTATTGGTTCCGCATTTTGCGAAGTTCCTGCTGTACCAGTGCCTTGTTGTAGTGGATGATCTTTTTTCCCACGCCCATTGCAGAGAATAGATATTGCCGCTGATCGCTTGTCAATCCATCAATGGAATAGATTTGCTCCATGACCAGCAGCCCCTTGCTGTTTGCGATGGTCTCGCCGTTCTTGTCTTTCAGGGATTCCACGTCGCTTGTTTTCGCCCTTGCGATGACGTAATCGGTGGCGCTTATGCCCTTCTTTTCTCCGGCAAGCGCCTTTGTCACCCACGATTCCGGCTCGTATTTGCTGACATTTGATTTTGCGATCTGGTCTGTAAGCGTATAGAAATCCTTTACGCACTGCACCTTTTCCTCATTTGTCAGCTTTTTGTACTCGGAATCCCTTGTCAAGGCTGTAAGACGCTTATACGCACCCTGCCCCTTTTGCTGGGCATACTTCACGTAATCGTCAGCACCAAGAGTGACCGCCTCTCCATTGACAGTAAGGTTCTTGCTGGCTCTGCTGGGGAATACAGTTTCACCGGTGGCATTGTACAACCGCATGAGTTCCTTTTCCATCGGGCTTTCGTCGACCTTGGATGTATAGGCTGGATTGAGGAAGTTGTTGAACGCGCGTTCTCCCGTCTTCCCCGTCAGCTCTGTTCTGCCCCATGCGTCGATGTACGGTATCTGGTTGTAATCCCAGCCGGGAATCCTCGCGCTGGCTTTGCCAACCGCATACTGCATATCAGGCGTGAGATACTTGTTGTTCTTGTTTGTGTACGTTGTGTAGCGCTTGCCCTCTCCGGTGCGCTCCGCCTGTCCCAGCAGTGTAGGGAACGCCTGTGTCAGGTAGCTGGTGGCAGCGCTGGCAACCGCCTTGGGCAGCGCTGCAATACCATCACTCTTTGCATAACCTACAACGTCAAAGATGGCGTTCAGGCTTTGCAGACAACTCATTTCGAGCAGCGGCTCCGACACATTGGAAATGGCTGTAAGCAGCTCGGAAAGCGTCAGAGATTCCTTTCCGCCGTTTGTCTCCTCCCACAGGTTCACACCGATAAACAGCGGCAGGCACTCAGGCGCCAGCCAGTCCAGTGTAATACTTGTGCCGTCCGGCAGCTCCAGCGAGTACGTCTGATGGCCTTGCAGATCTTCAAACTCGCGCTTGTCGTCGTCATCACCGCCGTGCCCACGCAAAAGCGCCTGCGACGCAAGATACACGCCAAGCCCCAGCAGGCCGGTGCCGGTAAGACCGGCAGAAATGGAATCAATGGCCTCTGCTCCTGTTTTCTTCCCGGTTCTCACGTCCCACAACGCCTGTTTAATGCCGTTCGCAAGCCCGAGGGGGCTGTACTCCACGCCGCGCATAAGAATGTTGGCGGGAGTTTTGCGGAACGGAAGTATGCCCTCGATAATGCCGGTGGCGATTTTTTCCACGCCGGTCTTGCTGCCGCGCCGCCTGCCGATCTCACTGACAAACTGCGAAAAGGCGTTGGTGTCGCGGTATGTGGCCTTTTGCGCTTCTTTAATGGCATACTTTCGCGCTTTTTCTATGCCCTTGCCCTCGGCGATCATCTCGGCGGTAATGCCATTCGCCTTGCAGTACTGCGCCATAGCGTATGCGTAGTGCGGCTTGGAAAACCACATATCCTCCGTTTCAAGGGCGGCGCTGTTAAATCTTCTCGCTTTTTCCAGTCCCTTGCTTACCTGCTTGAGCCCCGGAATCTTGCTTCGGAAAATGACGCGCCCTTCCTCGATCGCTTTATTGGCGTTGGCAAACTCACTGTATTTCCCGCCGCCCATTGCCACGTCCTGAATTTTATCAAAGTCCGCAGCAGCAGCACTGAACAGCGATTTCCCACCTTTCCCGGAGACAAATGCCTTGCTGCGGTTCAATTTGCCTCCCGAAACCTTGTTCACGCCCGCTTCAATTCCTGTCGCGATGGCATTTTTTACCGCCACAACAGGGGCAAACCCGGCGTTGCCGACAATGTTTCGAATGTGTGTTCGCGCATTGCCCAGCATAGCCAGATACCGCCACGCGTTCCATTTGTCAATGAACCGGGAGGGCAGTTGACGGCCAATGTCGCGGTAGATGTCGGTCAGAACGTTATCCCGCTCCGTCTGGTCTTTCGCCCGCAAAAACCGCTCCGCCAGCTCCCGGTCGATTTTGAGCTTAGGAGACTTTTTATCCCCGTACCGCTTGTTGATCTCCTCCTGCAAATTCTTTACGCTGCGCTGTATCTGATACAGCTGTGTCTCCGGGCTGAGCTTTTTCAATATGCGCGTGGCTTGCAGGGCTTGTGCCGCGCTGCGCTGGTGCTCCACCATATTGTTCAGTATGGTTAGCGCTGTGGCGGTGTCTCCGCTGTTGGCTGCGTTGTTATACAGCGCCCAGCCCATCGCCGTATTTTCCTTGGACACATTTCCCCCGCGCACTTTGTCTGTCCACGAGGTAAGCGCTTGCGCCCAGCCCACGTCCTTGATTTTTGTCTCTGCGTCAGAAATGGCCTGCTTGTCAGAATATGCCTCATAGAAGTATTCGCCGCGCAAGGCCAACTCCTCGATGGTGGGAACGATCTCATCCGGCGTGGCGTTTGCTTCAAGTATCGTGCGTACCGTCTGCGACACCTTTTCCTTGTCGCTGGTTTTGCGGGGGAGCCGTACCTGCCGTGTGGCATTTTCGCCCTCCGGGATTTCGCCGTATCTGCGAATATAGGTATCGCGCAGATCCTCCAGCTCATCGGGGAGCCGCTGTGTCTCCCGCAGCTGAAATCTGGCTCCCTCTACGCTGTTCACGGCATCCAGCCGTGCTTTTTCGTCTCCGCTTGTGTATTCGATCATCCGCACACCGGCGTTTTCCAACGCTGCCCTTACCTCCGCGCTGGCGTCGTTAGGGATGACCGCTGCCAACACCTCATCAAATCCTACGGCTCTTTGCGGCTTCGCCTCGAAATACCCGGTCGGCATATTGGAAATGTCTTTATACAGCTGGAGCACTTTTTCCGCCGTATCCGGTTTGATTTGCAGCGTGGGGTATGTCCGCAGCTCTTTATCAATTCCCGCCACCGTCCGTTTTGTACGCAGCGTCTCTACAATAGCCGACGCTGCATCGTCCGATGCGATAAACTCATTCCTTGCTGCAGGATCCTTGATCTCGTTGGTCAGCTCCGCAAGGCGTTCAGAATACTTCTGCCGGATAGCGCTGTATTCTTCCTCGGTCATTTTCTGCAGCCGCCCGGAGTCGGCCTTGATCTCGTCAATAGAGCCGTAATCCTTTGACGCAACACCCCAAATTGCCTGACCACCAAAGAATGTGTCAGCACCCTTCTGATCGCCTTGCTTCATCGCTTTAACAATGTTTTCCAGCGTGATCTCATAGTGCGTTGCCGAAAAACTTCTGCGATTGCCGGAGGATGTATAGTAGTCCTTACCGTTGTAAATGCCCTCGTTTTTTACAACACCGTCAAACAAATCATCTAGCCATTGCTCGTACTCCTTCTGGTTTACCTTGTCGCGGATAGCTTTGTTGGTGGCGGCTCTGTCCACTTCCTCCGTTACAGTCTCCGTGTTACCAGCCAGATATTTCCGCGTATCCAACATATACCGCATCTTTGCCGCAACGGTTTCTGCATTTACCACATCAGCCGCATCCTTTGCAGGCAGCCCCAGCTTTTCGTAGTATTTTTGCAGCGCGGCGTTCAGCGCTTCGCCGTGTTCTTTGTACCACAGTTTTCTTGCCGCAATAGGCGGCTCGCCGCCCTTTGCGCGAAAATCGTTTACAGTGCTCTCCCCCAATTCGCGGATCAGGAACGATGCCATTTCCTGCTGGTTGTCGTCCATGCGTGTGACTTCGCGCTTCATTACATTTTCTACCGCACCCCGCCCGGTATCTTCCAGATAAATGTTCATCACGCGCGGGTCGTCGCGCATAGCCCCGACAACTTTATCTACGCCGCCCTTCCGGTTCAGCTCATCCTCCAGCGTGTTTGCCGCAGAATATAATGGGTCTGCAAAGCTCCTGCCTTTCGACCGCTCCATACGGTAAAACAGGTCGTGGATTTTCTTGGCGTATTTCTCATTTACCTCGTACTCGATTCGTGGGGCAGTTGGTGTCCATGCGTCGTAACCGTATACCTTGTTGCTGCGGAACAGCTGCGGGTCGATGGTATCCTTGCTGAACACAAACGAAATGTCGCCGTACTCGCCGTGGCCTTCGTCTGCCTTTACGATGGCAATACTCGGCATGGGAAGTCCACCCAGCTTTGCGGCATCCAGCAGGTTCTTCTCTGTCAGGTTATGCAGCGCCAGCAGGTTTTTTGTCTCCTCCACAGGCGCTTTCAGCGAGAACTTTGGCTTGACATTTTCGCCATCGGTGGGTATACTATTAACAGAAGCATTCCCCAACAGAGCGCCGGAGTTTCCGGAAGAGCCAGCAATTCGGGGGATGCTTCTTTCTTGCATTTTCCCGATATTGTAAACAATGCTCCCATCCTTACCCAGCGCAACGGAAATGCGCGTTCGATAATACTTTCCATCGAAATCCATGAAATATGCCGTTCGATAGTTCCAGCCGTCTTTCGCCATGTCCCCATGTCGTCCGGCTTCATCAAGAACAGTCTCCCCACCTCGTACAGATACCTTTATCAATTCGTCAATATGCGATGCGGCGTTTGCCTTTCGTTCAAAAGTTTCATCGCTCATTGTCTGTCCGTAATTATTATATCTGCTGCTGAGTTTTCCGGCTGACGTCCTCGTAAGAATGAGGATGTCCCCATCTTCGGCTATCAAGCGAACATCTTCATTGTTCCGGATTTTTCCGTTGATGTAGTTCTCCAATTGTTCGCTCCATGCCATAGGATCGTTGCCAAATAGCACTTGCCTGTCCGCCTGGACATATTTCATGCCATTGGGGAACTGCTTGATTTGATACTTTGCACCGTCGCCCTCACCGGCGGCGGCTTTTGCCCTCTCCGCTTGCCGCTCCGCCGCGTCAAAGGCTTCCTGCCACTTCTGCGCCACCGCCTCCAGCTCCGCAAAGTCCTTGCCGTACGCCTCCTGCGCCGCCACATCTCTGGACTTGCCGGTAAAGATGGACTTGACCTTTGCGATGAACTCCTTCAGGCTGTCCAGCAGCTTTTGCGCCGCCGTCCGGTTGCTCCGGGAAAACTCACGGAACAGGTCAGGGTTTTCCATCATGTCACCGGCGAAATCCGCCGCGATCTCGTCCATCACCTCGTCCTGCGTCAGCGTCACGCCGGCGCTCTCCGCCTTTTCCCTGTACCACTCCACGACCTCGGCCATTTCGTCAATGCCCTTTTCGCGCATACGGTGCTCCATAGCTGCCTGGCGGAATTTTCTGTACTCGGCAGGGGAGAGGTCTTGCATACGGTGTGTGACCTCGTGCGCAGCTACGTTCAGATAGGGCTTGTTGCTGTCTACGGCAATCTGGATCAGGTTCTTATCCCTGATGTACTGACCGTTGGCCTGACCGCCCATAACGCTGTCCACGAACTCGATACGCACACCCAGCTTTTTGCCCATCGCGTTCAGCGTGGCCGCCGTGCGCTTGCTTTTGGCGATGACCGCGCGGGAATAGACGTTATCCGCCAGACCGGCGCCCGCTGTGGTGGTCACGCTCTTGACCTCCGCGTTCTCCCGCGCCACCTGTGCCGCCGCGTCCTCCAGACCGGCGTTGTACGCCGCGTATCTCTGCTCCGGTGTCAGCATGGCCGCATACGCGCCCTTCGCCTTGCTTGCTTCAATGCCGTTCAGCCCGGCATTGTACACGCTGGAGAATCCTGCGTACAGGGTGGGCACGTCCTCCGCCGTCCGTCTCATCTCCTGATACGCTTTCTGCCCGGCCTCCAGAAAGCCGCCTGTGGGCTTCTGTGCGCGTCTCTGCGTGGCAGGGGTAGCCGTGGTGCCCTGCGACTGCGCCTGCGTCGTGTCGCGGCTTGCAAGGGCGGCAATGTCACGTTTCAGCTGGCTGATGGGCTGCTGTGTGTTCAGCTTCACACCGGTGTTAGCCTCCAGCGTCTCCACGGCCACAGGATTCTTGGCAATAGCCGCCGCCTGATTGCCGGTAATGCTCTCGCCCCGCGTCACAGCGTCCACGGCCTGTGCCGCCTTGCTGTCCATCTCCGGTGCGGTGTTTTGCCGCACGTCTGCCGCATAACGTCCATAGCTATATGTGTCGGGTGAAATTACACTACCCGACACACCGGCCATTCCGCCTACCACAAAATCATACAGAGAGTTGGCCAGCGTCTCACCGGCAGTATCTACGTCACCTCCATAGATACGTGGCATCTGCCACTCCATCCAATCGCCGATCAGCTCTTCCAATCCCTCGCCAACGCCGGACGCCGTCAACTGTAATGCCGCATTCAGTGCACGCTTGCCAGCCACCGTTTTTCCCAGCTTGTCCACAGCCGTCTGTATAGCACGCTGCGTTACATCGTCAAGGGCACCACCGCCATAGGCTTTAGCAAACGGCAAGGCCATGTTGAACATCTTTTCTGTCAAAACTTCCTTACCGGCCTGCACCGCGCCGTATGCGATTTGCTGTTTAAGATCGCCGCCGCCCTCGCGGGCTTGCATGGTCGCTCCGCCGAACGCTCTTGTTGCAAACGGCATCATGCTACCCGGTGTGCCCAGCAGGGCGTTAGCAACCAAATCACCGCCCATTTGCGCCATAGACGCACCGGCGTCTATCACCATTTGGCCGAAAGTCCCCACGCCCTCCTTGGCAGCTTCAATATCGCGGCTTCCGCTTTGCTGTACCTGCAAAGCCAGATCCCGTGATGCTTTTGTTGCTTTCTGCTGTGCGCCGGTAGAGGTATCTACATTCACTTTGCCCAGACTTTCATACAGTTTGTTCAGGTCGGCGGTACCAATTCGACCGGATGCGTCATAAGCCGCCTTCAGCGCCTGATCGTATGCGCCGTCGCCCAAAACAGTGGCATACGCTTTCATTTGCTTCAGCGCATTGTCCAGTTCGGCGGCGCTTGCTGGGGTCTTGTCGGTGTCATAGGCGTACTTGGCTCTGGCAACGGCCCACTGTGCGTCTTTCAGCGCCGCTGTATTGCGCTGTGTTCTGCCGCCTTGTCCTGCTTGATAGGCGACGCCCATAGCGTCCATATTCCCAGCAATACTTCCTTTCAGCCCGCCGGTGACGGTTTTACCGGCACGGCTGAAAACGCTTTGATTCTCGTTCTTCTGCTGCTTTCGCCGTTCGGTCAGTGCCTCTTTGTCTTTTACTTCCGCGTCGTAAACGGCTTTGCTCTGTGCCCCGCCTACATAAGTAGCTTTTACGCGCCCGGTTTTTTGCGCCGACCCACCGGTGTATGTTACATCAATACCTCGTTCTTTTTTTGCGGCGTTCCCAACGTAGGTAACTTTCATGCGCCCTCCTATTCGGTCACGTTAAATCCCATTTTACGGATTTCTTGCTGTTGCTTCGGCGTCAGCTCGTCCCACACGGATTCTACAAGCTGGCTTGCGCCAGACGTGTTCCCGGCGGCAATCCTGCCGCTGATTGTGCGTTTGATGTCAGAAAAGGACGAGCTATAGGAATTCTCTGTTTTGCCTCCGGACGAGCTAACTGTTCCGGTCACATTTCTGTTGTACGTTTTCCCGCTGTTATAGCTCGTGCCGCCATACGCGCTTCGCGCCGCGCTCTGTGCCGCCTTCAGTCTCGCGTTGTAGTCGGACAGGCTGTCGCGGTACCGGTCGTACTCGTCGTTGGCCAGATTGCGGTACAGGCTGGCGCTGTCCATCAGGTCGCCACGCTCCTGAGAATACAACTGCCGCGCCACCTCCTCCAGCTGCGCCATGTACTGGTTGTACTGCTGCTGCGCTGCTGTGGTGGCGTAGGAAGACGCAAGCCCGCCCGTCCTGCTGGCCACCTGTCCAAGCACGTCCTGCATGCTCATTCTGCCGCTGGCGCCGTACCGGTCGGCCAATGCCTGATACTGGCTGCCCTTTGTCCAGTCCTCGTAGTTCATGCTGGTCAGCTGCCGCGCCAGGGCGTTCAGTTGATCCATGTATTCGCTGTTGTAGGTAGGAAGATCGCCGACGCTTGTGGGCATAGTCACTGTCCGCGTGCTTTTTGTGCTTGTGGAGGTAGACGGCGGCGTGTAGCTTGCTCCGCCGCCCTGAATGCTATCGGCCACGTCATACGGCGATTTGCCAGCCGCCAAACCGCCAGCCGCATTTTTGATGATGGTGTCGAGTATTTTTGACGCTCCGCTTGTAACGTTGCGCCCAGCGTTATTTACGCCGTCAAAAAACCTGTTTACGTTATTCGCCATCGAACTGCCGCTGTTCGATACGCCCGGTTTGCCGGAGCCAATAATGTCACTGTCATACTTCTTTCTTGTTGCCATGTTACACCTCCGTGTTTGCGTTCTCCAGCGCCGCCACTCTCTGTTCCAGCGCCGTGTAGTTATTCTCCAGCGTGGTCACTCTCCCGGCCAGCGCCGCGTAATCGTTACCCAGCGTGTTCACAGTCTGGCTCAGTGCCGATATGCTGGCACTCTGACTGTTCACCGTGCTTTGCAGCGCAGACACCGTATTTTGCAGCGCCGTCAGAAGAATGTACATCTCCGCGCTGGACACGCCCGCCTTGCTGACGTTCTTTGTCACGTTGCCCATCGCCCAGTCTGTGCGCTGACACATGTATTTAATGTACTGCTCCACCATGCGCAGCGCTTCTTCCGGGTTGCCTTTCGGCAGCTCGTTCAGGCTCTCAGGGAAAACGATCATTTCACATCACTCCCTATAATGAACTCGCGGGAAATACCCAGAATGGTACATTCTCCCTCACCCTCAAGCCGCAGCTCGAACTTGTCACACCGGTTTGTGGCAATGCGCATGGCGGTCACGTTGTAGTCCCGACCGGCCACTCTGCCGCACTCCTGCCACGACTTACCGTCAAATCGTGCCTTTGCGATCACGTGGCTGCCGGCAGGCAATTCAAGGCGCACAAGCAATTTGGAGTACGTTTTCTTTCCGTCAATCGTCTCGTATATGGGCGTGAACTGCGCCACCCACCGCTGATCCTTCGGCGTCGGCGCTCCGTCCAGCAGGTACACGTCGCCGCTGCCGTCCAGCATATAGAGATCCTTCCCGATCCGGGCGAAGTCCACCGCCTCCGTACCGTCCTCCAGCACCCATATACCGGTCTTTGTCTCGTATACCATCAGCTTGTGTGCTGCGCCGTCCTTCACGCTGAGATAGTAGCTGTCGCCGTCGTTGCCCGCTATCGCATCGGTGAATTCCTTTTCGCCAAAGTTGTCGCTGATCAGCGTGGGCGTTCCGCCGGAGTAGGCGTACACGCCGTGGTGCCCCTTGTAAAACAGCGTATCATTGATGACCTGCTGGCTTTTCTGGCACCCGTCCTGCAAGCCCTCCATCTCGTATGTGTACATGGCGTACTCGGCGGGATAGCTGCCCAGCATCTTGTGCAGTTTCGTCTCCTTCCAGAACAGCACAGACGAACTCAGCTTGCAGCACCCGGTAAATTTGCCCTCTGTGCCCACCGCCAGTGTATACGCGTCTGTGCTCAAACCCTCATACACATAGAAGTTGGTGGGATCGCCCAGGGCACTGGCATAGATGGTCTGCGTATCGCTGTCACAGCCCCACAGCCGGTTCTCACTCTCGCATATAAAGTCGAGGTCGGGGATCTTGCGCTCCAGCTTAATAGCTGTGCTTGCTTCGTTCACCGCCACAAACGTGTTGTCCGCCACCGTGATCGTGTTGGAAGTGACCGCCTTAATGACAAAATCCTTGTTGTTCTCCGTCTTGGAGGTGCAGCCGGAAAGTGTCACGCCGTCACCCGCCTTGAACTTCGTGGTCAAGTCCGCCCAGCCGTTCACAGTTATTTTGTTTGTGACAAACGTGGCCTTGCTGCCAGCCAGCTCCGCCGCCAGCGGCTTTACCTGCTGATCCTTAATGTCCAGATATACCTTGTCCGGCCATATTACCATTTTGGTGTTGACCACGGCGAACTGCTTTTTGCCCGCCGTTACCGTGCCGACCACCTGCCCGTCGTACAGAAGGGAAGTGCCCTGCACCGCTACCAGCTTGTCCCACGACGTCAGCGCCGTGGCGTTCTGATACGCGGTCTGCTTCACCCGGCCTTTCCGCGTGGTGATATACGGCCACCGTCTGGCGGACAGGTTCAGGCTGTCCCGAAGATCTCCGTCCGCCAGCTTATCAGACCAGTTGATTCCGCGCATCTGCACCGTTTCTATTTTGTTCGGGCGCAGCGCATAGGGAAGCTCCGGCAAACGCATCACATCACCTGCACATTCCCGCTGTCATCGGGGCAATGATTTCTCCGCCACCAGCCCAGCGCCTCGTTGAGTGCCGCATCATACACCGCCTTGTCGTTGGCATACAGCGTCGTCTCGTTGTTATAATAGTCGATCTGGCCGCACAGATACACCACATACACCCAGTCGTGGGGCGCAGGCAGCAGCAGCGTATCATCCTCCGCAGGCCAGTTGTATTCCGGCATCTCATGATCCAGCCGCTCCGCAAACTGCCGGTCAATGCCTGTCACCCACTCCACCTTCTGGTCGTGGCTGATGGTATTCAGCCGCAATTCATCCGCTCTTGAAATGGCCTGTGTAATGGTCATTTGCCCTCACCTCACTTCACGATCTCCCACGTGCCGCACGTTCCTGTGCTGTTCATGATCTTCACAAGCAGCTCGCCGGGGGTCATAGGCGCCAATGGCTCCTGCGGCTTCTCCGGCTCCACATACGGAACTCCGAAATACTCACACAGCCCTTTGGCCGCGCTCTCGGCGATCTCCTTCATGTGGGTGTGGAACCATGTGGCGTCATCCATGTTGTCGTGGAATACGTGCTCCTCGTAGAAGGAGACGGCCTTCGGCACACGCAGCTCGTACAGGCCACTCCGCGCCACCAGCTTCACCGTGCGCGGGTAAATCTGCTTCCGGTACTTCACCATGATCTCGCCCAGCTTCTTGCCGTTCTTGGAGTAGGTGTAGTACATAGGATGGCATCCCCGGGAGTTGCCCTTGCCGTCTGCGCTGCCGTTTGTATGGCTTACGTAATGCACGTCCGCGCCCCACGCGTTGCTCTCCCGCACGTTCTGCTTCATGATGGCGTCGCCGTTGTCGCTGTTCATGGGGGTGCGCCGATAGCCGCGCTTCGTCTCGATGCCGCAGCGGTTCAGGATCGGCTCCAGAATGTCGATGTACTCGTTGTTCTCCAGTGCCTCATAGCACTGTTTCCCGTCCGGGCGCGGATATACACAGGGGTTCGCCATGTGCATAGCCGGGGACAGGTAGACCTTCGGGGCGGCCATTTACATAGCCTCCTCGTCGTTGGTAGACTTCATCTGCTTAAAAATCTGATTGACGCCCGTGGCGGTCAGGCCGGACATAATGCCCACAGCGACCGCCGTAAAGTAGTCCTCGGCGGGGAAATCCGGCATGTGGAATGCCAGCGCCAGCGCACCGATGACGCCGCCGCACACACCACAAATGATAGGGATCCACTTGCTGTCCAGCGCCGTGGCCTTCACGATCATGCCGATCAGATAGCAGATGACGATGATAGCGGCAACAGTGGCCACTCCGATAGTGTTGATGTCCATAGTTTTATCCTTTCCGGCTTTACGCCTCTCGCTTGATGGGCAGCTTCCTTACTTCCTCCATGACCCTTTTTGCACTGCCGTTGCCGCCCATCTTTTCATACGGCTGGTACAGATAGTCATTGAGGTTTTCGTACTCGTCCTGCGTGATATAACCCCGGGTCACGTATGCCATGCCCAGATGGATGATGCGGTCATGCGCCAGCCCCACCAGCATCTTCCGCTCCGCATTGTTCTTGTCCGCCCGCTTTGATACCAGCGCCCACAAGCCACTGCTTGTCAGCACCGCTACCGCCAGCGGTACGGCGATCTGCTGTACCCACGGTTCCATTCGCTCTCCTTTCCGGGCTTACGCCCTTTCCGTTTTCACACGCCCAGCATACCATTCGCCCTTCGGGGATCACCGCCCCGCAGCATACACAGGTGTCCATCAGGTGATCTCCTCGTTGATGGTGCAGATGATGTCTGCCGCGACATCGTTGTAACCGCCAATAGACAACCGGAGGTATGCAGCTTCGGATATGTCAACGTTGCTACCGCTTCCAGAATCGGTAATTGTCGTACCCGGAGCCCATACCAGTGGCTGGCCAATTGTGTACTTTCCGGACTGAGAGAGACTGTACGCTGATTCACCCGCAATTTTCGTATGATCCGCCTTGTAAAAAAACGCCTTTGCGTTGCTCTGATAGGGTGTTAGCGCGCAGAACTCGTTTACGCGGATGACGTCTCCCACAGAAAAGGGAATAAAGCCCGTCACCAAGCACCCGGCTTGGCCGATTGGAACACCGCTACTGGGCAGCCGCATGTCGAGCATGTATCCAATGCTGTTGTAGATGCTACCGTCCGTGTCGGTAGAAATCGGTATCTGGTTGGTATAATTCGGAGCGGACTTCACCGCCGTCACCGTGATTTCCAAATCGCCCGTTACGTTGGGAATGGCAATCACGCCGTTCTTATAAAATGTGGACACATCCACACCTCCCATCATAATAGTCACACTGGCGCCCTCCAGCGTGTAATCCTCCGCTGCCGTCAGTGTGGCTGCATAGCCCTGCCCATCAATAACGGACGCTCGGCTGTTGTCGCTGGTGCAATGGGTCAGGCTGACTGTCACCTTGCGTCGCAGGACGGTCTGTGTGCCGTTCCACACGCTTCCGGTCACATCTGCGCCGCCCATCTTTACCTGCACAGAACTGATGGCATAGCCGCTGGCAGGAGTGATCTTTGCAGTGTATGGCTGATACTCCGTGGCGCTGGCAGAGCTGTTGTCGCTGGTCGCATTGGTCAGCGTGTTTGTAACGGTGTAAGTATCGATGCTGGGCGTCACCGTCCCCGGTGTGCCGTCTATCATGGCCACACGGAAGGCGTTGATCTCCGCCGCCGTGAAGCCCAGCGATGCCACGAAATTAACGCATTTATCTCGGAATGTGCTGCCGGACAGAGAATTGATTTGAGAAATAAGTCCTGCCCATGTAGGACCACCTCCCTGATAGCTGCCGTTCCGCGCCCGCAGCGTGTAGAACGATGTTAGCTCGTAGTCCTTGTCGACGTCGTTCTGGTTTACGCCGAGGATACCCTCCAGTACACAGGCCAGCGTACCTGTCCTGTCAGCGCCAGCTGAGCAATGGAAGTATACAGGCTCATTGTGCGTGACCGCATCAAATATTGTCCGCAGATTTACTTTCCACGCGTCGACTGGTGTGAGCGCATACATGGCATATTGCGGTGCACAGGTATAGTATACATCGCTGCCCAGCGGTGATTCTGTGAGCACCGGTGCTTCTGTCGCCCCACGCAGGTCAAGGTCGTGTTGGATGCCCAGCTGCCCGACAAGCACGTTTCTGTCATCAGACCGGAGATAGCCGCCCCGGATAAGCAGCCCGTACTTGACGGTGCCTCCATCACATGCCCATCCGCCAATGTCGCGCACGTTGGGCGTGACCGTATTGATCCACCGCAGGGCATCCAGCGGCTTCAACGTCCCCGCTGCGCTGTCCGCTGAAAACGGAGTCTCCACGTTGGGTACCTCGTTGTAGTACGTCACGCCGCCTACCGTCTTACCGATTGGCTTTGTATTGGCCTCGACAGGTGTAGCCGGGGCGTAGTTGGCGATCTGTGAATTGCTGTAATCGCTGGGGTCGTAGGTCACATTGGCGAGGTAGTTCCGCACCGCCTCCGGGCACTGGTGCCATGTGACGGCCATCTTCGTGCTGATTCCATCCACCGTTGCCTGCATCTGGGCGATGGTCTTTGCGCCGGTCGTCCCCGCCTTTGTGTTGATGTGCTGGGCAAGGCTGTCCAGTTTACTTTTTGTTACCACTACCTTAGCCATACGCCACCTCGTCACCATCGGGGATCTCAGCCAGCACCAGCGCGGCAATCTCGGATTTGTCGGCGGCGGTTAGGACGTAGTCGGTACCCGCTGCCTTCACCCCGGTATCTGTGTTCCCGATATACCAGTTGCCGTTCGCCCCAATGTGGGGTGTGGCGCCGTCGGTGCCTTTGAGTGTTCCCTTATAGTTAATGTTGGCGCTGCCGCTTCCGTCCGCGTTATCTGTGCGACTTGTGCATAGACCGACATTGCCATTGTCGGGGTTATAAAGCCAATCACCCTCACCCCATTTAGGCGCTGCGAGAAAGCCAGTCCATGCAAATGCCTGTGGATTTGAGGCCTTCACGCCGTACTGATACCACCCACGACCACGTGCCCCATTCTTGCCTATGGCTGTGTACTCCGTGGCCACATACGCATTCTTCGTTGCGTCCCATAGTTCCCACTTACCGGAGGCGTTGATGCGGGGTGCGTGCTTGATGCTCTCTGCAGCAGATGCAGCGCTGCCCGCGGCGTTATTTTCGCTCAGCTTAGCAGCAACTTGGCTGTCTTCCGCTTTGCTCTTAGCAGCTTGTGCATCAGATGCAGCCGTTATTGCATCACCAGCTTTTGAAGATGCAACCGATGCGCTGGTTGCAGCATTAGCGGCACTTTTGCCAGCACTGGTGGCACTGGCAGCGGCGTTCGCTGCGCTCCCAGCGGCGGCGTCCTCGCTGGCCTTTGCCGCCGTAGCACTGTTTGCCGCTCTTTGGGCAAAGGTATCCGCATCATTTGCCGCTGCGCTTGCAAACGTGTATTTTTGGCTGGCATCCTGTGCGCTCTTTTCCGCCGCCTTTGCGCTCTCGCTGGCATTTTGCGCCGAATTTTGGGTAGCTCTCAAGATAACCGCTGCGGTTTCCGCCGCATTCTTTGCCGCCGCCTCGCTTTTTGCCGCCTCCGTCGCCGCCTTTCGCGCGTCCACGATGGTGGCAAGCACGTTGTTGATCTGCCCTTGCAGCTGCTCCACGTTAGAGGCAGGTACATCCGCCTCTGTCTCCGCGTCGGCGCTCCATTTGCTCTCCGCCACGGTAAATCGACCGTACACAGCCAGCGTTGCACGTGTTTCTTTTTGCGCGGACACCGCAGCACCTTTGATGCACAGCGTCATTTCACCGGCATACTTTTTCGCCCCATTGGGCACCGGCACAAGATACACGCTGGTATCGTCCGCCTCCAGCATGTCAGCGGTCAGAAGCACCTCTATCGTGGCTTCCCCCAGCGCATCGCGGAACTGCACCATTTTCGTCAGGCCGTCCCACATGCCGGAGAACTCCATGCGGAGAATAACATCGTTGTGGCTCCCGGCAGCGCCGATCATGCCCTTGTCGCCGGTGATATATTCGTTCTGGATTTTCAGGGGAATTGTCCTTATCATGCCCTGTGTCCTTTCCGCTGAAAAAACGGCACAGCAAGCCGGAAGGATCACGCCCTCCTGCGCTTGCTGCGCCGTGTCACAGCTGTTTTTCGTGTCTCGCGGTGGTATGCAGTTGTCAGTTCAGCTGCTGCTTGACGGCCTCGTATTCCCGGCTCTTGCTCTCCAGGTACTCCGCCGTCGCCGCGTCCTGCGCCATAGACTGCCGGATGATGTCATACACGTCCTTGGGAATGCGGACATACTTGCCGCGCTGGATGCGATAGATTTTGCCGTTCAGCCCCACCACAATGTCGTCCTTGTACTTTCCGTCGTCCTTGAACGCGAAGAAGGAAACCATGCCGTCATCCTCCGTGTCCTTGGCGGACATGCCCTTCATCATTGCCTCCGCTTCCTTCGCGGCGTTCTTGGCCTCCTCAGCCTCTTTTCTGGCCTGCTCCAGCGCTTCATTCGCTGCGGCCAGAGCCTTTTCCATGTCTTCCGGGGTTCTCGGTTTCTTCTCTGCCATGTTCATTTCTCCTTTTGTCCGTGCGGAGGGGGACAGCGCCCCCTCCGCTATGTGGTTAGTTCATGCTGCCGCTCTCAAAGGTAGAGGCGGATTCGATACGAACCATGTACTGCTCCACCAGACGCTCGGCCACCTTGGTCAGCTTCCAGCCTGCGGTGGCGCGCTGGTTCAGCGGGTCGGCGGTGCCGGAGGAACCCAGCTGCTTCACGATGTGCTGCAGGCCGCCGCCCTCCAGCTCCGTCACGCCGTAGGCATCCGCGCCGAGGATCAGCGTGGAGTACACGTCGCGGCCATCCTTGCCGCCCTCGCCGGGATAGATCACATCGTTGGCAGATGCCGAGATAGCCTTTTCCACGGTCATCTGGCTGGTGGTGTTGGCCGTCACCTGAACGGTGTTGCTTCCGATGGTGACCATACGTCCCACCAGTGCGCCCGCCGCTACGGTACCGCCGCTGAACTTGACGGTGGTGCTGGACGTCACCGCATCGGTCACCTTCAGCGTGCGGGAATTGGACGCCAGATCAGCGCCGTGGAAGATCTTTGCCTCGGTGGTCTCCACAAAACGGACGCCCTCGATCTTGCCGATCTCGCCCTCGTAGATGCCGTCGGGGTCGGAATAGGTCTTCACGTCCACCCACTTCTTGTCGTTCATCAGGTCATAGGCCACGTCCGGATGGATGATACCGGCAAAGTAGCCGTTGATCTTTTGCGCGTTCATGACCTTCAGTGCACGGACAGCCCTGCGGATGTCGTCCACGGTCAGATAGCAGTTGTTCGCCTCGGTGGTGCTGCCGCCCACCAGAGATGCGCGGTTGGTCTTGCCGCCGGAGAACACCACGTTGGTGCCGCCTGCCAGCACCTCACGGGTGATGGTATCGGCGGTGCGGCCGGCCTGAGACGCCAGCAGACGGGTGGCCTGCACCAGGTTGTTGTCAATGGCCGTCAGCTCCAGGATGTCGGACAGCTCAATGAAGCCGCCGTACTGCTTGATGGTGGCGGTGATCACGCCCATGCTCAGCTTCTGACCGGCGGGGGTCACACCTTCGGTCAGGGGCACCAGCGCCTTCGGCAGGCTGTCGTACTTGCGGAACTCGATTGTCTTGCCGCTGTTCTTGGGGATGGGATGCTTCTGGGCGAACTGATCGTGGATCAGCTCAGGCTCGGCCAGATTGATCAGACGCATGCTGTAATACGTCTTCATCTCGTCGGACAAACCGGCGTCCAGTGTGGTGTTGGTGTAACCGTCAAACAGGTTCAGCACCACGGGCATCAGGTACAGATCGTTGTAAATAGTATTCATACTTGCTCCTTTCAGCATATCGCCGCGGAGCGTAGATCAGAAGGAAATGCGTTCGCCTCTTGCTACTCTCCGCTCGATCTCCTCAAAGTCTGCTCTCGTCAGCTTCGAGGGGTCGGTTTTTGTGACAAACGCGCTGTTGGAGCTGGTTCCGTTCTCGGCGGGGCGGTTGCCCTTCGCCCGTACATTGTCGGCCACCTTTTTCTCCGTGCTGGCGGCAGCGGCCTGTACCGCATTGCCCATCAGCTCGTCAAAGTGCAGAACACGGTATGCGTGCTCCACCGGTGTACCGGCTTTCAGCAGATTCAGAAAGTCGGGATTCTGAAGCTCCTGCATCAGGTCGAAGCCCTGGTACATGGGGTTGCCCTTCATGGCCTCCGCCTCCTTGTACCACTTCTCGCCCTGCGCACGGAAGAAATCATTCTGCTGCTGCTCCTGCTGGTTTCTCAGCAGCTCGGCGTTCTCCCGCTTCAGCTTCCGGAATTCCTTGTACTGGTCTTCGCTCATGCCCGCTTCCTCTGCGGCCTCGCTCCAGTACGCATGATCGTTGTCCACGGCCTCCAGCAGACGCTTTGCGTCCCCGTCCTGAATGTTGTAACGCTCCATCAGCGTGTCCAGCACCGGCTGGTAGGACTTCATCCGCTGTTCCGTCTCCCGCGCCTCCTTGAAGCGCCGGTCGATCATCCTCTGCGTCTCCTGTGTGTACAGGTCTTTGTATTCACCGTTGATCAGCTCGCGGAAAGCCTTTTTCTTGGCTTCCAGCGCGTCGGACGTGGATTCCACGTCCTTTACCTTCTCAGCCCCGGCGTCAGGCTGTTCATGCTGCACCTCGCTTTCCGGCTGCTTGCCGTACTTTACGTTGTCCAGCGCGCCCGTTTTGCTCTGGCGGGTGTTACCAGCGCTTGCCTGTGTCTCGCCCTGTGCGGTGGCGGCTGCCGCCCCATCGCCGCCCTCAAACAGACAGAGGGTCATGTCGTAAAGGTACATATCGTTCCTCCTTAAAATGCGCGGGCATATCGCTCCCGTGTGGCGTCCCTGTCCCTGCGGGATGGCAGCGTCTCATAACCGCCGCCACCCCGCCCAGAACAAAAGGGGAGGGGCAGAGTTTCGCCTCTGCACCTCCCACAGTAACATTGATTTTTTCTGTTTTTCCACTTAAAAGTGGAATTTTCAAAATTTTACAGAAATTTTTTCCGGCGCCATCTTTTCCAGCTGCAAAAAGCCTATCTTCAGCAGGTCATACAACCACTTCCCGCCGTGCCATCTTAGGTATGCGTCCCCGCTTTCCAGCTTTTCATGTACTACCTCCGCCTCCTGCGTGTTGTGCAGCCAGCCCGCCGCCGTATACATCAGACAGCTGACCGCCGCACACACATCCGGCGCACCTGTGGCGTGTCCCCGGCACCTGACGGAGCAGCTGTCACCGCAATGCAGCGTTACCTCTGTCATACGCTTGGCACGCTCCTTTGCGCCAACGCCTGCCCGTACCCGGTCATGGGCGTCTGCGCCTCCATAATGCCGCTTGCAAGTTCGCTGTGCGCCTCCGCTTCACCGCCGCCGGTGTTATTGCCTCCTGTCTGCCGCGTCTCCTCCTGCGGCATCAGAGCGCCCGTGATCATGGCAAGCTGCTGCTGCATCTGCATGACCATGTTCAAAAGCGTCTGCCCCTGCATGACTTTCTCCCGCACCGTCTGTATGCCCTCAAAGTCCATCATCTCCAGTGCGATCAGACTGGCCTGCGCATTCTCCGGTGCGAAAAAGCCCAGGGAATACAGCTCCTTTGCCCGCTCGTTCTGCTCCATGCGGCTGAACGGGTTTTTCTTCTGCGCCTTGATCTTCAGGTCGAACACCGGACGGCGGTACATCTCGTTGCCCAGCGTGTCAAGCCCCGTCACCTGATCCTGCAATCCTGCATTGTCGAAGGTGATAAACTGATACTCGTTTCCCTCGCCGGTAATGCGGAAGCTACGGCTCACGTCGTAGAACTGCCGCATGAGCTCCACGCACAGCGTGTTGATCTGCGTATACGCACGATAGCTGGCGGCGATCATGTCACGACTGGCTTTGTTGCCTGCCTCCTGCAAGGCCGCAATCGCCGCCGCTGCGGTCACATTGGTGGTGCCACCGGAGTTTACGTCCCGGTTGGCCGCCGTGTCCTTCATCTCCTCGATCTTCATCTGCGCCACGGTGACGTAGATATCGGAAAGGGGCTGTGTCACGATCTCCTTGACGCGCTGATCCCCCAGCTCGCCATTGACGTGTACCATCGGCCGGTTCCAGTCGAGAAATTCTTCCTCGTTGATAGCCGTGCTGTCACTGACAAAGAAACGCTTCTTTGTGGCCATCATCGCGTTTTCCAGAATGTTGGCGCTGAGCTTGTCAATGTACAGCTGCGGATCCTTGCAAATCGCCACATAGCCGAAGCCGATGGGTGTGCCCTTCTCCGGGTACATCACATCCAGCACCACAGGGTACATGCCGTGGTCGTAGAAGCCGCGATCCCGGTATTCCGGGTCGTTCTGGCTGGCGTACAGCAGGGTGGAGCCTACGAACTTGACGTAGTGCAGCGCCGTCCTGCCGCTGGGTGTCTTGACCTTGTAATACCAGTCCACCACAACGCTCTTTTCGCTGGTGTCCACGCTGTCGTCATAGATATACTCTTTCACATCAATGACCTTGCCCTTTTGCTTGCCCTCCAGTTCCGGATATTCCTTGTCCAGCAGGTCGTTGTCCACCAGATCAACGATGAACAGATTCCGGCTTTTCTGGATATCCGTAATGCCTGGCTCCCAAAACAGGTTCAGCAGGTCGATGTCCCTGATCTCGATGTCCCCCAGCCCGTTGTCCTTCTGGCTGTCCCAGAACACACCGTAAGCAGCCGTGCCGTGCTTCAGCTTCTCCCACCAGTTGTCGGAATACACCTCCTCGAAATGGTTGTACTCCTGCACCACGGGGAGGATCTGGCTCAGCGTCTTTGCGCTCTGCTCGTCGCTCTCCTCACGCGGCAGTACCACCGGCTCCGGATAGTTGTCCATTGCGTCTGCGTGCTTGTTTTGGATGGTGTTGAACAGCCATGCCGACGTGGGCTTTGGCTGCGGCGGTGTAGACTTTACCTCCTTGCCGCTTCTGTCCACTCGCTTGGCCTTGCTCTGGCCGATGCCCTCCCAGTGCCGCAGCTCCCACCACAGTTCATCGTTGACGATGCGGCTTTCCAAATTGCTCTTGCCGTCCTTGTACTTTGTCAGCAGGTCAATGCCGCGTTCCACGTCCTTGTCCGTGATCATGGGCGCATCATCCGGCCTCGTCAGCAGCATAGCCGCCATCTCCGGCGACATGTCCTGTTCCTGCTCCGTTATGCCGGGCACTCCGAATCTCTCCATGTGCTTCCTCCTCAGTATACTTGATAAAATGCGTACCGGCTGGGCTTGTACTCATCCTCTGTCTCCAGCGGGGAGTATGGCCGCTCCACTGTCCTGTATGTGTCCCTGGGGCCTATGGGGTTCTTCATGCACACATACCGGCACATGTCGTAGATGTGGTCCTCGCCGTCTGTGTCGATGTCCTCCACGTCCGTCTGGTCATATACCAGGTTCGGCACCGTCCGTATAAAATGCTTGCATGTGTTGAACACATACAGCATGGGCACCCCGTCTTCGTCAAAGGCCAACCGGTGATGCACCTGCATTTTGCCGTTGATCCGGGCATGGTCGCCCTTCTCGAAGTACACCCGCTGGCGCTCCATCAGAGCACCCACACTCTCCGTGCCGTCGCTTTGCCAGATGGCCGGGTCGCCTACACGGTGTATCTGCTTCCCCTTCAGGTTGGGATCCTCGTCCTCGATCCTCCGTATCTCCTGCGCCACCCTTGACGGCTCCCACATCACGCCCTTGTTGGGTGTGCCTGTGCAGCCGTACAACTCCCGAATATGGTACATCCGCCTGTTCCTGTCCACGGCAAACCAGCCTACGGCAAAAGGTCGTGAATAGCCCCAGTCCATCCCGCACCAGATAGTCCAATCCTCCGGCACCCGGAACGGCGCGATCACATGGGTGTTCTTCCGGTCGATGTAGTGCTCGCTGTCGTTGCGCCACTCAGTAAACACCTGCCCCTCAAAGCTGTCCCAGTTTCCGTACAGCAGGGCATTTCGCTCCGCCTCCGGCATGCTGGCCAGCCGCTGGACGTACATGGGGTCGTTTTCCATCAGTATCTTATTGTCAAACACCGAGGACGGCACGAAGATTCGCTTCTGCTCCCCGGTGTGCTGCCTGCCGTCCGGCGTGTACCACGTCGCCGTTTCCGTAATGGTATGCATGGGCGGCGCCGCTGTAATGAATCGCTCCTTCACCCAGCCATGCCCGATTCCTCCCGGATTGGCCGTGGAGCGCATATACACCCGCGTACCGGCTCCGTTGGGGCGGTTACGGGATTTAAGATACTCGTACTCCTCCTGCGTGAAGTGCGTCAGCTCGTCGAAAGCGATAAAGTCATACGCCTGTCCCTGATATTGTATCTTGTCCTGCGGCCTGTTCATGCTGCCGAACACGATCTGCGCACCGGACGGAAACCGCCATGTGTGGTTGCTGCCGTTGTATCTGGCTTTGGGGTATACGCGGGGGTAGTAGTTCAGGGTTTTGTCGATCAGCTCCCGCAGCTGCGGGAACGTCTTGCGCAGGATCAGCGCCTTATACCAGGGGATATGCACCTGACGCAGCGCCTCTATCACCAGCGCATCGCTCTTGCCGCCGCCGGCCGCGCCTCCGTACAGCGCCTCATACTCTGGTCTCGCCATAAATATGGCCTGCCGTTCCTGCGGTCGCCATACTACGCTACTCATCCTTAACCTCCGGCATCAGCACCACGCCGATCTCCTGCCGGTCAGTCTCCGGCGCTTTCTCGCGCCACCCAAAATTGCAGCTTAAGCTAAACTTTGCGCCGTTCGCACCGTTACGGTCATACAGCCGCGCCTCCGCGTATTCCTCGCACATGGACTTCGCGCGCGTGACCGTGTCCGTAAACTCAGGCCTCGCCTGATAATCGATCAGCGCTTGTCTTCCCGTAAACCCCAACGCCAATGCAAGCCCTGTTATCGTTGGCGGCTTCTGCCCGATCAGTATGACGTTTCCGTATTTGTCCATAATGGGCTGCCCATCATCACCGATAATAGGTTCTCCCTTGCAGCTTTCAAAGTAAGCGTCAATGGCTTCCTGCATTTGCTTGACGCTTTTGTATTTTCTCGGGCATCCTACCTTTGCCATTTTGCTCACTTCCTTCCTTGTCTGACGCACCGGCCTCCCGCCACTGGCCTTTGTCATTGGCACGTCTGTACCCGGCTTTCGCCTCACCTGAATCCATTGAGCTTTATTTTGATTATGCTGCTGGCGCTCTACCAGCAGATCATCAACGTCTCCTCTGGGACACACTTTTCAGGAGGTGCGAGGAGCCCTATATGGCGGAAACGGCAGGGCTTGAACCTGCGCCCCTCTGATTAACAGTCAGATGCTCTGCCAACTGAGCTACATTTCCGTACGGGGCTTTCGCCCCCATAAACTCCCTTTCGGGCGAAAACGATCCAACGTTTTCATCTGGCGCCGCATGGGAGGTGCGACCTCCCGTTCCCCGAAATGTGGGGTGGCATCGGCCTGCGGCATATTGTTCCCTCCGGGCGGAGCCGAAGCCCCGCCCATCAGGAAAAGAAGGGGAAAAGAAAAAAGATGGAGATGCAGAGTTCGCCCTGCATCTTCCATCATAAAGTGCGTTTTTTCAATTTTTCCACTTTTAAGTGGAATTTTCAAAATTATTTTTCGGCAATATCTACCACGCAGGGATAGTCCGTCCTACCCATCAGATAGTCCACCGACACGCCGAATTCATCCGCTATGCTCTTCAGCGCATCCATCGTCGGCTTCGCCGTGCCCAGCTCATACCGGCGTATGGCGTCCGAATTCAGCCCACAGCGCTCCGACAGCACATACCGCTTCAGTCTCTTTTTCTCCCGCAGCTTTCTCAGCCGTTCCGGGAATTCGCTCATGTCAGCACCTCCTCCCCAATGCGGTCATGATCTTCTTGTCCACCTCCGTCAGCGTAACCAACGCTTCTTTGAGGTCATACACCATCGGCGGAGGACCCGGCAGGTCGCACTGTATAATATCCTCCGGGAAGAACGTCTCCCGCACCCCGCCGCACTCCGCCACAATGTACCGCCCCTTCGGATGCACGTACACCACTGTGCCCTTGCGTATAGGGAATTTCTTTTCTTCGCACCCCTTACCGGGGAATAAGTCTGGCAGCGTCATAAACCGCGCCTGGATCCCATCACCCTTTTGCATCTGCCCCGTCCTTTCTCTCTCCGTAGGAGCAGAAGATGTATTCAGCCATTGTCCTTCTCCTCCCCATTGAACCACTTCCGCAATTTGTACGCGCACGAAACACACAGTTCATATTCCTCGGTGTTTACGCCGTTCTTAAACCGCCGTATCCCGACATAGGTGATGGAGATGGACGGGTTCATCTCCGCTCCGCAGCGGTCACACACTCTTTTCATTGCCATATCACTCCACCTCCTCATCCGCATATCTCTGATACCACAATGGCAATTATTGCCGCTACGTAAACCGCGGCAAAAATTGCAAAGACAGTGCAGCTCCGTTTCTTATACATCGTGTATATGGCGGTAATGCTCCTTGAGTTCTTCCCGTGTTTTCAGCAGCTCCGCATTGCTCATTATCAGGTCGCCTTGCAGCTTTGCGATCTCCTCCGGTGTGTAGCCGGTATCCTCGTAGGCGGCAAGGCGCAGAAACCGCTCTACTGGAATACTCCGCTGATACCCGTTTGCAAGGCGGCGCTCGTACCCTTCTCGTTGCGCGTCAGCTTCTCGTTTATTTGTCAGTCGTTCCATTGTTCTCCTCCTTTTCCCACCTAATTTTCATTTGTGCCGGGTATAGGTCAACCTCCGGTCTGCGCTTTCCTGTCCAACGCAAGCCGCCAGCCTGTCCCACGCATTTCCACCCACTGGCTTTCAGGCTTGTGCCGCTTTCGCTGTCCAGTATGTAGGTCACAAGTCGTTTGTAGCCCATCGCCCGCGCCGCCCGCCAAGCAGCGGCGTATAGCATGGAGCAGGCGTTGTGGGTGCCGTCTGTGCATAGCCGGTTGACCTCCAACGTCCATCCGTCGTCCAGATGTCGGCTCACCGGTCTGCCCACAATGGCAACGCCCACGATTTCCTTTCCGTCCGTGCAGCCGATGGAAAACTTGTGTCCCACCACTGGCTTATGATGCCGGTGGTGCTGCTCCACAAAGGCGTTCGCCTCCTTGAGCGTCATCGGGCAAACCTCAAGGCTCATTTCTGCTCCTCCTTCATCGCCACAGCCTTTGCCAGCTGTGCCATGCCCTGCTTCATGTCCTCTATCTGCTTATCCCGCCGCGCAATGGCGTTCTTCAGGCTGTCGTTGGCTTTCATCAGTGCCTCGATGTGCCGCTGCTGGTTCTCAATCAGGTCTGCGGCGGCATCCAACACTCGTTCTTGGCAACTCTGCTTATCGTTGTAGATTGTGCAACCATGACACTCTCCCTCGGCACAGCACCGCAGCGCGGTTACGATCTCATCTCTTGTCATAGCGTCCAGTCCTCCTTCCGTACTTGAAACGCATCCCCCAACTGCACCATCTCCGGATAGTTGTGCTGTGTAGTCTGAATGGCGTATTTGTCGATTTCCGTTGCATAGTAGGCGGTGACATTCGCGCCCAGTTTGTCCAGCGCGATATGCCCGCAGCTCATTCCATCGTACATGGACAGGACTTCCACCGGCTCCTCCGTCAGCCCGGTAAAATGGCTCATAATGTGGGCAATCACATCCACGGTCCAGCCGTTGCCCAGCATTTTATACGCCTGGGTGTCGCTGACGGGAAAGGCGTATGTGTCCGGCACGGTCTGGAGGCGTTTACATTCCGTTACGATCAGCTTGCGAATGATGTAAAATCCGTCTGCCAGTTTAATGGGGTATGTCTTTTCTTTGATGGTGATCCGCCCACCGCGAACCTCGTAAACTGGGATTTCTTTTCCGCCTGCCGCCTTAATTGCAAACTGCCCTTTCCCGTCCGGGATAACGGGGGCGGCAATCATATTGTCTTTCTGAACGGTTGTCAGGCAGTTGGTTTTCTGCGGTTCTTCGTTTACCTCGAAATACTGGAAATGTGGGATCGCTTCGTTGTAATCGTCGCGGTGGCCTTGCTCGTTGATCCTGCGTCCCACGACGCGCCCAGCCACAGGCACGGCATAAAGCCCGGTTTTTGCGTCCGGGCCGCCGCCATTCCCGCAGAGGGTTACGCTTTTTGCGTCCGGGCTGTAACAACGGTATTGCTGGCTGTCATGGTCCGGGTTCTTCGCGTCATTCTCGATGGTCGCAATGCGGATAGGGGTTATGATTTTTGGCCCCTCTCCCTTGTTCGTCGTGAGTGTTCGGCTCTTTCCATCACAGTGGATGACTGCACCATTCATTCCGTACCCGCTTGGATTCATATTCAGGACTTCTGCGTGCGTTGGGTCCAGTGCATATCCTTTTTTGCCGGTCGAAGTCTCCAAAATATCACGCATTCGTACAGGCTCGGCCACCCCCATGTAACCAAACTTCCCGTTAGTTTCGATGTGTCGCAGAATGTTGCTGACGCCTTGCTTCGTTCCGGCGCTCGCGCGCAGTGTGTACGCCTTTTCTTTCCATGTGACCGCGCCGGTCTCCAGAATGTCGCGCAGGAGGATCCCACGGTCCACAGGCTGCTCCACCGGCACTTGGTTGTATGTGCCGTCCGGGTTCCGTCTGCCCACCCAATACAGGCGCTGGCGGTTCTGCGCCGATACTAGCGCGGAGTTGATAAGCACGGGTTCCACGCCCAGCTCCGCCGTGATCTGCGCCCGGATGGCGGGCGACATGGACTTGTTGTTCTCATACAGGAAATAGTCCGGCTGGTACTTGTCCCGCGCGATGCGGTAATTCAGAAACAACTCCCAGCCGACGCCGCTGGCCTTGGTTTCGCGGTTCTTGGTCTGTGCGATACTCCAATATGTGCAGGGGCTTCCGCCAATCAGTATTTTCATTCCATCAATCTCCAAACACCACGCCGCACTCGTCCTTCAGCACGTCCTTGATGTGCTTCCGCTTGATGCGGCCTTCGTTTATCTCCTCCGCCAGTTTCTCCAGGCACTCGTACAGGTACGCGATGCTCTGCGTGTCCCGGCTGTCCGCTGTCTCCTCCTGTACGTGCCAGCCGCATTTGTCCATCAGCACCATTGCCACCATGTCCATGTTCTCCCGTGTGCCTTGCAGCTTGCCACGCATAAAGATGCGGTCGTCTCTGCTCAAATGCTGCTTGCCCATATCAATACCTCACTCCGATGTAGTCCAGCACACGTGCATAACCGAGGCCGTCTTTCGTGGGCTTCCACAGCCCATCCGTGTCGAACGCACCACCGCCGATGCAGAGCTGGTAGTGCTTCGGGTGTGTGCGCCTCATGCGCTCAAATCGGTTTTCGCCCTTTTCGAGATGCGCCCCGAACGCGCAGAACATACACCCCGTCCTCTGGCATCCTGTGCAGTGCAGCTTGCAGTCAATCAGCGTCGCACCGTAGTCGTTCTCACCGTCGCTGGCCACGATGTCGCCGTACACGCTGGCGTAGGGTATCCCACGCTCCACGATAAACCGAAGCACATCCTGCTCCGTCCAGAAACTCATGGGCTTGCTCATCGGTCGCTTGCTATCAAAGCCGTTGCAGCCAGTTTCGCGCCATTTTTGCATCCGCAGACGACTTTCCTCCGCCATTGTTGCTATCGTGGGCTTGACATCCGCTCGGTGCTCATAGCTCTTTGCCGGAGACTTTTTCATAATTCCACAGCATTTGTCTGATATGAGAAATGGAGCCGAAAGCAAATACTCCCACTTTTCACAGTTGTACATACTCTTTTCCCCATCGGCGCGTAAGACTTCCCCACGCAATAGCTTCATACTTCGGCTATCTGGTGAACGCCGCGCGGTTTCTATCCGGTGCGCCACATCTTTTCCTATGACGCTGTACCCGTACTTCGTCACCACCTGCCGAATGTTCATCTTCGGGCGTAGACGGTGAAGGTTTACGGTCACGCGGGGAAACTCCCTCCGCAACCAGTCGGCGTACTCATTGACGAACTTCTGTATCTCCGGGTATTCCAGCCCCGTGTTCACAAACACCAAGTTCAGCTCCCACGGCGGTGTTCTGAAACTCGACAGGTACCGCGCCGCCAGATACGCCAGCACCGTGCTGTCCTTTCCGCCGGAGAAACTGACATAGCACTGCCCGCCCCATGCGGTGTACCATTCGTCCAGCTTTTCGTAGGTCAGTATCTCCTTGTCCTGCGCGTCCAGCGCCATCAGTTTCTTCGCCGCCTCATTCGTCAGCGGCTGGTTTACGCGCTCCACGTCACACCTCCCGTATGGCAAAGCCATACCGGCTGCGGAACAGCTTCGCTTTCATGGCGTACTCGCTGGTACGCAGCCCCTTCACGTCTTCCACCACCGGCAGCCAGTACCGCTGGCCGTAGCTGTCAGGAGCCGTTCTGCGCTCGTACACGAAGTCCGCAACGTAGTCGATACTTTTCACGCGGTCGCCCTCAAACGTCGTGTACGCCTCTTGCAAGCAGTACCGCACCTGCAATTTCAGCCCCCGTATCTCCCCGGCCTTTTGCAGCAGCATCAGCGCGTCGTAGCGCTCCGCCTCCTTCTTGCTGTCGAAGGTCAGCTTGCCGCGCTTTGCCTTCTGCGCCTTGTACTTACCCGGCTTCCGCATCTTTTCCATGACCTGCTTCTGCGCCGCAGGACTAAGCCGCGCCAGGTCGTCACTTTTCAAGCCCATTCTCCAGTCCTCTTTTCTCCAATCCTCGTTTGTTCATCGTATACCGCAGCCTTGCGGTCTGCTTCTTCTGCTCCCCGCAGCGGTCGCAGGTTCCGGGAGCCCAGATATACGGGTCGGGGGCAAATATGTACTCCAGCCACATAGCCCGCACACAGTCAGCGCACAGCCTGCCGGACGCGATCTCCCATGCGCCGTCGTTCATCTCAGCCTCCAGTTCTTTCCGCTGCCCGTCACGCTCATGGTAAAGCCCTTTGACCGCTCCGCAATGCGGGACCCTATCGCCTCGTCCCAGTCCAATATCTGGCCTATCGTCCGCTCGGAGCTGATGATCGTGGCGCAATCCGGCTTTATGTACCGTGCGTTGAGTATTTCAAACGCAATGTTTCGATCAGCCTCCGTCACGTTGCCCTTGAGAAAGTCGTCGATGTAAAGCACGCGGATAATTTTCAGCTTCCCAACGGCCTCGGCGTACAGCTCCGCATCGTTTACCTTTGCCTTTATGGAGGGGATGTCTGCCCGCCACTGCATGTACCGCACCGGCAAGCCCGCTTCCATCAGCTTCCCGCAGATCGCCGTGCACAGGTGCGTCTTGCCGCTGCCGGGGTTCCCACCGGCATAGAACCACTTTCCGTGCCAGTCCGTGATATACGCCTCGGCCATCTGCTTAGCCTGCTTCTGCCACGTCTCCGCCGTCTGGTACGTCTCCAGCGTACAGCTTTCCAGCAGACCGGCCAGCCCGCTTCGTTCAATGCGCCGCTGGTTGTCCTTGCGTATCTGGCAAGGGCAGCTCCGGGTCATAAGCTCCCCGGTGGCACTGCGTGTGACCGTATAACCCCTGTCCTCGCAGTCCGGGCACTCAAAGCACGACTTCTCCGGGGATATTCCATTTTTTCGCAGATTCTCCAGCACTGCCGTTACATTCACCTCCGTGTTCCTCCTTCCATCTCGTCTCCCAGCTCCGCACGGCGGCTTTCCAGTCCTTCATGTGGTTTTTCCCCACCATCCAGCCCTTTTGCTCGTAAAAGGCCACAAAGCGCTCTGCGTTGACGTGGTAGCCCTGCGCCTTCACATAGGCAGACACATCATCAGCGGATGGCGGTGTGAAGCGCGCCGCGCGTGTATCACTCTTGCCATCGTTAGATGGCAGAGTATCGGTATTGGTTTCGGTATTGGTTTCGGTATAGCCATTTTTGCCATTGGCAGAGATGGCTTTGCTATTTTTGCCATTGGCAAAAATGCGTTTGCCATTTTGCCATCTTGCAGCCGCTCCAGCTTTACCTGCTTCGCTCCGTACTACAGACACTTCCTCGTAGCTTGCCTTAAACCGATCCTCCTGAGACATAACGCGCTTGGCGTAAAATCTCTCATTGCCACAGAGCGCTATCCGCTCTCCCGTCATGCTGTATGCCAGCAATGCCCGCGTTAGCCGACCGAACTCTGCATCGTTGAGTGCTTCCATCTCCTCTAAATAATCATAGGGGAGTGCAGCATAGTTTCTTGCCATTGCGCCACCTCTCACTCCTTTGGCGATACGCCTATGACGTACACCCCGCGCTCTTTGTCCAGCTTATATTGAACGGTGTAGTCCGTAAGACCTTTTGCCACAAGCTTCGCGGGTATCTCCAGGTGATAGCCCCACAGTGTGTCGCAGTCCTCACGCTTCTCGCCGAACTGTATGGAACAAGCGGCGTAGTGGGCATCCACCATGTCACTAACGGCTTTAATGGCCTTGTCCATATCCGTCAGCCGTTCCCGCTGCCGCTGTACGATGGTCTGTAGGTGCGTGTTTTGCCGCCGCAATGCCTTGATCTCGTCTTGCATCTTGCCCATTCACGCCACCCCCTTTAGAACGGCAGCAGCGAACCAAGGTCTTCGTCCTCGTCTATCTCCACGAACTGGCTCTTGCCGTCCGTCCGGGGCGGCATGCCTTGCCCGTCCTCGTTCTTGCCGCAGAAGTGGACACGATCGACTGTCATCTCCGTCACACTGCGGTCATTGCCGTTCTTGTCCTGGTATTCGCGGGTGGACAGCTTGCCCTCCAGAAGGATTTCCTTGCCCTTGTACCAGTATTTGCAGATCAGCTCTGCCGTGCCCTGCCACGCCACGCAGTTCAGGAACAGCTTCGTCTCCCGGTCTTTGATGGTCTCGCTCCACGCCACGCGGAAGCTGCACACCGCCGTACCGTTGTTCGTCCTCCGCATCTCAGGATCCGCGCAGAGCCGTCCCTGCAAAATCGTTCTGTTTACCATGTTAAATCTCCTTACAAATATGATTTCCCAAATTCTCGCCGGAAGTCCTCTTCCGTCCAGCCCTGCTCCTGCATAGCCTTTAGCTGGCCGTACCGCCGCAGCCTGCGCATTTGTTCGCCGCTGCGGTGTACTGCCGTCTTTCCGTTCCTGTGGCACCTGTTGCCACACAGGTACACAACAAGGCCGTATTTCTCGCTCTTCTTGCGGTTCGCACCACCCAGAAGATGATGCTTCTCTAACGGATCGCTTGGATCATTCCTGCCGCACAGGAAGCACCGCTTGTCCTCCATTGCTTACCTCCGTCCCGTCCCATTCGTATTCCGGGCAGCTGTGTATGGCGTAGCTGTGCATGCAGTATTTACCGCCGCCGCTTCCGTGAAATTTTACCGTCGGCGTGGCGTCCCATCCGGGCACCGGCTCCGGGATCTTCTTCGTCCAGTTGCAATCGCCATAGCACTTCTTGCATGTCCAACATGGCTGCATGTTCAGCGCCCCCATGTACTCACCTCTCCCCACCGGCTCACCAGCGCGTCCAGCTCTGCCGGCGTCATAGTCTCAATTCCTGCGATTTTGCAATCCTGCACAACGGCGTCTATCAACCGCGACATCTGCTCCGTGTCGTAGGTACTGCTTCCGTACCATACTGTCACGTTCACGCAGCCCTTCAGCTTGCTGGGGAACGTCTCTGCCATCCAGCCGATCCCGTTCCGCTCCCATGCCCTGCAAAACGGCTCTGCCGCCTTTTCCCGCAGGCAAAGCACTTCGCTCACGCCTCCGATGTTCCGTATCTCCTGCCGGTACACCTCCTGCTTGGAGATGCCGTAGTGTGCCGCCAGCCTGTCCAGCAGTACCCAGCAATAGGCGTTGGCATCCAGGCTCCGGCCTTTGCCCTTTATGGTCACGTTGTACTCTTTGTCAGGCTTCAGCGCGTCGCACACGTCCATCGCGGTCTGCTGTGACTTCACCCGCAGCGCCAGCCATGTGCCCTCGCTGTCTTGCTGCCACCGTGCGCCATCGACTGTCACCTGCTGCATAATTCTTCCTCCTGCGGCCAATGCCCTGTTCGTAGGCATTTTGCCAAATACCTAAGACGAGGTAGGTAACACCCATCGACCCAATCCGCGTCATAATCGACCTTGTGCTGTGTCAACCTGTTTTCGTCTATTGGCAGGAAAAAATTAAACAATTCGTCTTCTGTAACGCGGTATGCCACAATCCTGCAAAACTTTCTCTTTTGGAACAATCCGCATCCGCTGGCAAACATCTCCACCTGGCACTGCTGCCAATACGCTTTCGTAACCTTGAATACAGGTTTGCTATGCGTTTTCACTTCGGTAATGAGTTGTCTGCTTTCCCCGTCATAGTTCACGCGCAAACGTAGCGAACGAATGCGTATCTGCCTGTCTCGTGTCTTTACACGCAGCGCATCAAGTATCTTGTGCTCGTAAGCCGTGCCACACTGCATTGCCGGCGTAATAAACCTGTCCTTCCTGACACCCAGCTTCACCAGCCACCATCTTCGAAACGTATCTGTATTCCAGTTCCCCATGATAATGGCGGTGTCGCTTGCGCCAAACCACCCGCTTCTGTCGTGGTTTCGTATCATAACTTACTCACAGCCTTTTCAAGCTTGTCCAGACTTGCAAAATAGCCCATCATCTTTGCAAGCTGTTTATCGTTAATGTCAAGTCCCCGAAGCAGGTCGCTGTGGTCAAGACCGTTTCGTTCTTTCATGGTGATTAGCCTTTCCAGTCTCTCCTTTATGGCAAAGATACTGTGACGGCTCAAATCGTCCTCACCATCGTCTCCGTCACCTTCTGCCCAAAGGTCAAACCCAAGTCCGGTGCGAACGGCAACGCCCTTAACGAAAGCTCTCGCCAGCGCGTTGTTTATGCGAAGTTGGTTCAGCGTATCCTCATATACCACAAGGGACCCATTCAACAGGGGCATGTCGTAGGAAAACTCCAAATCGTCAATGTGGATTTCAACAGACACAAACCAGCATTCTGTAATCCTTCCTTTGCTGGTAGTAATTTTGGCCTGCGGCCACAGGTATGTATTCGTTTCCGGGCACCTCCGAGGTGCATACCACACGCTGGATGCTCCGTTTTCGTGGAGCAACTTGGCGCACTTTGCCCAACTCAAATAAGGAACCTTGATAACATTACCCTTCTCGTCCTTTGCGTCGCGTAAATCGCAAAACGGCTTTACATCCACCTGTATCAACTCGTCAAAAGATTTCAGCATTATTCTTCCGCCTTTCCCACATACTCACTGCCGCAATACGGGCATTGGTATTCTGTCATTTCCTCACCGAACTCGCCGTCCGGGTAATGTTTGTAGGTACACATGGCCGGGTCTTCAAACTCCGCACCACAATCATCGCAGATGTACAAAACGCCGGTGTCTATGCGCTCCCATCTTTTCTTTTTAACTCGCATCATACCGGCCTACCAGCCGCTTTCAGCACGTCCCGAATAGGCTTCCGCGCCTTGAGGATAGACATAGCCCGCGCCGTCTCTCGCCTGTATTGCCGCCACAGATCGCTTAACTCTTCACTTTGGTAGTACCCGTCCCCGTCGTTGCAGATCATCAAGCCCTGCTTCTTTGCCTCGGCTACAGCCTTTCGCATCTTCCGGTCGGTGGTGTGAAGCGCCGCCGCCAGATCCTCTCGGCTAATGGCGTTCCTGCGCCCGCTGGGTATCAGACAGGCGATCCGCTCCGTCTCCGCCGTCCGCTGGGGAATGTCGGCTTTCTCGTCCTCGCCGAACAGATACGCCCTGCTTGTCCGCAGTGCCGCCTCCAGCGCTGTCATGACCTCCTCTGTGGGCAGGCACACACCGTTTTCAAACCGGCTCACCATGCTCACGTCCATCCGCGGGTCTGCCAGCTTCAGAATGCCGCTGACCTCCTCCTGCGTCAGCCCCAGCTCCAACCGCCGTTCCTTCAATCGGTTCATTCCTATACCTCCACCCATTGGCCGTTCTTAACGGTGTACCACACGCCGGGTTTCAGCGTTTCACCATCTACGATGCCAGCAAGGATGGAGGCGATTTCTCCATTATCCCTACGCTCTACGCAGACAATAGCGTTGCCGATATCACCCATAACGCGGCCAAAAAAGCCGGTTGTCATAGCCACACAGTGTTTGCCGGTGGCGGATGCTGCGCCCCTCTCGCCGGTGGCGGATGCTGCGCCACTCAAGCCGGTGGCGGATGCTGCGCCCCTATCGCCGGTGGCGGATGCTGCGCCACTCCAGCCGGTGGCGGATGCTGCGCCACTCCTGCCGGTGGCGGATGCTGCGCCCCTATCGCCGGTGGCGGATGCTGCGCCACTCAAGCCGGTGGCGGATGCTGCGCCCCTCC